CAAACATTAGCAACGGGTGGTGGTGCTATTGTATTATCTACCCCATATGGTACAGGTAACTGGTTTCATAAAACTTGGGCCTCAGCAGAAAACCAAGAAAATGATTTTTTACCTATTAAATTACCTTGGTATGTACATCCTGAGAGAGATGAAGTATGGAGAAAACGACAAGATGAATTATTAGGTGATCCTAGATTAGCATCCCAAGAATGTGATTGTGATTTTAATACCTCAGGTGATGTAGTATTTTACAGTGAGTGGATAGAATTTATTCAACAAACAACCATACAAGATCCTGTTGAAAGAAGAGGCGCAGACCATAATTTATGGGTTTGGGAACCAGCCGATTATACAAGAGATTATATGGTAGTAGCGGACGTTGCTCGTGGTGATGGTAAAGATTTTTCAACATTCCATGTAGTAGACATTTCCACTAATGTTCAGGTAGCTGAATATAAAGGGCAAATTCCCCCAAAAGAATTTGGTTACTTTTTAGTAGCTATAGCCACAGAATATAACCAAGCATTATTAGTAATTGAAAATGCCTCTATTGGATGGGCAACTATCGATTCAGTACTAGAAAGAGGATATAAAAACATATATTATTCACCTAAGAGTGATACTTTAACAGTTGATTCGTATTTTCACCAATATGAGAATAGCACTAATGTTACCCCTGGATTTACTATGTCTTTAAGAACACGACCTTTAGTCATAAATAAACTTAGAGAATATATTGGTGATAAATCAGTAGTTATTAGATCAAAAAGACTGTTAGAGGAAATGAAGGTTTTTATTTGGAAAAATGGTAGACCAGAGGCACAAGTAGGTTATAATGATGATCTAGTAATGCCTTTTGGAGTAGCAATGTATCTAAGAGATACATCATTAAAATTCCAACAACAGTCTCATGATTTAACTAGAGCAGCTCTTAACAATTTTTCAAAAGGCACCTCTTATCAAGGAGGTTACACAGGTAATAACATTCCAAACCCATACTCCATTAAGACGAGCAATGGTGAGGAAGATATTAGCTGGCTTTTATAATATTTATTAATATATTTTATGGCAGATACTAAATTATTTACACGTTTACAACGATTATTCTCTACTGATGTAATCATCCGAAATCAAGGAGGAAATCAATTAAAAGTTTTAGACGTAGATAGCATACAAAGATCCGGTGATGTAGCAACTAACTCTCTAGTAGATAGATACAACCGTATTTACTCTCCTGCTGCCTCTTCTCTATACGGTCAACAATTAAACATTAACTATCAATATCTTAGAACGTTTATATATTCGGATTATGATATTATGGACCAAGATGCCATTATTGCCTCTGCTCTTGATATAGTGGCTGAAGAATCTACTTTAAGAAATGAAATGGGGGAAATGCTCCAGATCAGATCTAACGATGAGGATATTCAACAAATACTTTATAATTTATTTTATGATGTATTGAATATTGAATTTAATCTTTGGTCTTGGATTCGTCAAACATGTAAATATGGTGATTTTTTCTTAAAATTAGAGGTTGCAGAAAAATTTGGTGTGTATAATGTAATTCCTATTACAGCATACCATATGGAAAGACAAGAAAATTTTGATCCTGAACGTCCAAATGCTATACAATTTTTATATTCGGCTGAGGGAGTATATGGAGGTAGTTCAGGGTATTATGCTGTTCCAGATGTTGCCTCTAGACAAAAAAATGAGAATAGAGTTGTATTAGATAATTATGAGGTAGCACATTTCCGTTTAATAACAGATGTAAACTATTTGCCTTATGGTCGTTCATATATTGAACCTGCCCGTAGATTATATAAACAATATGCTTTAATGGAAGATGCTATGTTAATACATAGAATTTCTCGTTCCCCTGATAGACGTGTTTTTTACATTAATGTTGGTTCTATTCCTTCTAATGAGGTAGAAAATTTTATGCAAAAAACAATCACTACAATGAAACGTACTCCATTAGTAGATGAAAGAACAGGTGAATATAATTTAAAATACAATTCTCAAAATATGATGGAAGACTTTTACATCCCTGTAAGAGGTAATGATTCATCAACTAAAATAGAGAATCTACCTGGTCTTACATACGATGGTATTGCGGATGTTAACTACTTAAGAGATAAATTATTTGCTGCCCTTAAAGTACCAAAAGCATTTATGGGTTATGATGAAAATATTCAAGGTAAAGCAACATTAGCGGCCGAGGATATTAGATTTGCTCGTACTATCGACCGTATTCAACGTATTATGTTATCTGAATTGTATAAAATTGCTATTGTTCATTTATACTCTCAAGGATATACAGCAGATAATTTAGCAAATTTTGAATTAAATTTAACTACCCCCTCCATCATATATGATCAAGAAAGAGTAGCTTTAATGAAAGAGAAAATTGATTTAGCCGCTCAAATGGTTGAATCAAAACTAGTATCTACAGATTGGATTTATGAAAATATATTCCATTTCAGTCAGGATCAATATGAGGAAATGAGAGATTTAGTTGCTCAAGACCAAAAACGTGCCTTCAGATACAAACAAATAGGTGAAGAAGGAAACGATCCATTAGAAACAGGTAAATCATATGGTACACCTCATGATTTAGCATCTCTATATGGTAAAGGCAGATATGAGGATAACTCCTTACCCGATGGATATGATGAAAAAGCACCTTTAGGTCGTCCTAAAGAAAGAGTATCTAATATTAATACTCAAGATAATGCTTTTGGTAAAGATAGATTAGGAAAAGATGCTATGAGAAACGATGACCAAGAGGGATATGGTAGATCTAAAAAAGATTCCTCTTCATTTGCTTTAGAAACAAAATTCAAAAATAAAACATTAATTGAATCTTTACAAAAAGTAAATATCTTTAATAAGAAGAAAGATGGGCATTCTTTATTAGATGAATCAAATTTAAAGGAGTAAAAGATTATACATATTTATAACAAAACTACTGGAGTGAATATAAAACATTCAAAATATAAGAATACGGGACTTTTGTTCGAACTATTAGTTAGACAAATAACCTCTGATACTTTATCTGGTAAGGATTCTAAAGCGGCTTTAATACTTAAAAAATATTTTGTTAAAACAGAATTAGGAAAAGAGTATAAACTGTATGAAACCTTATCGAAATATAAAAATTTAACAGAAGGAAAAGCAGATGTAGTTATTACTACTATTATTGAATCATCCAAAAATTTAAATAGAGGTATTCTAAAAAGATTAAAATATAATTTAATCCAAGAAATCCAAAAACATTATAATTTAGATGAGTTTTTTAAAACCAAGTTACCTAATTATAAACTACATGCCTCATTATACACGTTAGTAGAGGTATATAACAGCGATAATCTATCTACACCAGACCAGATAATTAATAATAAGATTACGTTAATAGAACACCTAACCTCCAAACAAATTGATAAACAAAAGGTAGAAGATAGTATAATGGAGGAATTTAAATCATATGATAAAGACCTTAGAATTTTAACATATAAAGTAATGTTAGAAAAATTCAATGGAAAATATGATGCTTTGAATTTAAACCAAAAGTCCGTTTTAAGAGAATTTATCACTTCTGTAGATTCTACTCCTAAATTAAAAGATTTTTACAATACGAAAATCAATGAAATTAAATCTTCATTATCTTTATTAACTAAACAAATAGAAAATAAAGCAACTCGTATTAAATTGCAAGAAATAAATAACATTATTAATCCTTTAGGAAAAACATCTTCAATAGGAAATGATGATTTAGTTAATCTATTACAATATTATGAATTATTAGAGGAATTAACTAATATCCATGGATAATTTTAAGTATAAGTTAAATAAAATAAATGAAGTTCTTAAACCAAAGGATGTTGATGTTGATTTAATCAAACGATTAGAAGATCAATATGGTCCTGTGGATATGGAACGTGATTTTTTTTCCGATAATTTAGATACTTATTTTAAAACATCTACCGTTGATCCTGAAACCGGTTCTGTAGGACATAAGATTATTAAATTAGCTTCCTTTAGTGAAAGTTTACAAAATTTATACACAGCATTTAAATCGTTAAGAGCACTTTCTGTAACCCCTGAAGGTAAAAATGATAAAAAAGTTGTTGAAACTTTAGTTAAAGTAAGAGAAGCATTTAATGGTTTTAGAACATATTTGCGTAGATATTATCCTGACCAATACGAATCCATTAAAGATAGATTAGATGAAATGTCTACTGTAGGTGGAGGTAGTGGTCAAGCAGGATTCACATCAGGCACATCAGGTGAAAATTATGCTACACCATATGCTTTTAAATACAAATTAAAAAAGAAATCACTAAAAGAAGACAACTTTAATGTTGATACTTTTATTAATGATTTAAATATTCCTAATCCAGCATTAACTAATTGGATTAGAGATAGAGTTGAGGCTTTTGATACTATAGAAAGACAATTAAATCAATTGATACCTTTACTTCAACAAGCTAAAAAAGATACAATCAAACAATACAGTCAAAAACCTGATTTTCGAGTTATATACGGTACCGATTTAACTCAAGAATATTTAGAAGACATAATACAACTATTTAAACAACCTGAATAATATGACACTACAAGATCAATATTTACTTATTAAAGAAGGAAAAGGTGATAAAAACTTTTTCTTAAAACAAGCAAGACTCCAATTCCCCAATTGGATTACTGTTCATAATGATTTTAATACTACTGTTAATATATTAAAAAATAAAAGTATTTTATCTGAAGCAGAGGTTAAAGCCGTTAACAAAGAAGTTGAAAAATCTATTTTAGATTTAGAAACAAAAAACTATGACTATAAAAACAAAAAAAATATAGATAATTTATATGGTCAATCTTTTTTAAATGGTTTTTATGCTGAAATGAAAGATCCAGCTAATGAAAGCAAAACCGTAGAACAATTAAAAGATATCGTGGCTAAAAATATGGCTAAAGATGTTAATTATTATTCTAAAAATGCTATGTTTGGTATTAAGGGTTTAAAAGGTGAACAATTAGAGGACCCTAAAGCCCCCAAAGGTAAATATAAATCGAGTGGTTATGGTGATTTAAAAGAATCCATAAACGACTTTTTTAAGAAATAAAAATAAAATGAAGCAAGTATTAATCGAAACTATACCTTTTTCAGTATCCCCTGTTCAATTACATGAGGGAATGAAAGCACCTTCTGGTAATCCACTAGTAGAAGGAATACTTGCTACAGCCGAAGTTAAAAACGGTAATGGTAGATATTATCCTAAAGAACTATGGCAACGAGAAATTGATAAGTACCAACAGATAGTAAAAGAAAATAGAGCAACAGGTGAATTAGATCATCCTGAATCATCTATTATATCTTTAAAAAATGTATCTCATATTATTAGAGAAGTATATTGGAACGGAGATAAAGTAATAGGTAAAATAGAAATCTTACCCACAGTATCGGGTAATATTTTAAAAGCACTTATTGAAAATAATGTACAAGTGGGTGTATCATCTCGTGGTATGGGTTCTTTAAAAGAAATAAATGAAGGTACTTTAGAGGTACAAGATGATTTTGAATTACTATGTTGGGATTTCGTTTCTACCCCATCCAATCCAGGCTCATACATGCAATTAGTTAGAGAAGGTTTAGAACCATCCAAAACAAATAAATACGATAAAGTAAATTCTATTATCACAGAAATACTTTGCTCACAAGGTACTTGCCCTATATTTTAACCATCTCTTAGAATATTATTCTTTGATCGACCCTCCCCTAAAAAGGAGGGTTTCTTTTTTCGACTTTGAAGAATTATCATATATGTATATTCGTAATATGTGATTTCTATATCACATTACTATTAAAAATATCTATTACGCTTCGACATTAGTCAAAAATAAGCGTACTTCCAAAAAATTATTTGAGGACAAAAAACAAAAAATGGCAAACAGAGATTTACTTAAAGAAGCCATTGCCGATGCTAAAGCTGTTAAGGAAACAGCCATCGCCAATGCAAAAGCAGCTTTAGAGGAAAGTTTCACCCCTTACTTGAGAGAAAAGTTAGCAGCAAAACTCCAAGAAATGGATGATGAAGATTCTAAAGAAACGAATGAAATGAAAAAAAAGGAACTTGAAGAAAACTATGATTCTGTAGATGAAATGGATTCAGACAAAATGTATGAAGAAGAACATATGGAAGAAGAGTTAGATCTTGAGGAACTTTTAAGAGAGTTAGATGAATTAGAAGAAGGTGATGATTCAGTAGATGAAAGATTAGGTACAATCAACGATCCTACAGGCGACTACGAACACGGTAATTTAGCTGAAGCTGAAGAAGGATACGAAGACAGCGATGCTGATGGTATTGAAGATTCAGAAGATGAAGAAATCGATATCGAAGGTATGGATGAGAATGATCTTAAGAAATTTATCGAAGATGTAATTGCCGATATGGTAGCCTCTGGTGAGCTAGAAGGTAACATGGAAGGTGAAGAAGAAATGGAAATGGAAATTACAGAACGCAAAAATTTAAAATCATCTAAAATGGTAAAAGAAAACCAATCTAGTTCTCCAAAATTATTAGATTTTATTGATGGTGATAATTCCCAAGCCCTTAAAACTTACAAAATGTTAGGTTTTGATGTTATGATAGATGATGAAGCTAACAATGAATATGTAGCTGAATTAGATTTTAAAGGGTATGATTGGTTAGCTGTATTAGCTATGTTAGAAGATTGTGAAAGAATGGGTGTAAAACCTTTCATGACATGGAATGGTGAAAACTATGAGTTTGAAGAAGCTATGAAATTAGCTGATGAAAAAGCAGCTGTTGATGATATGGATGATGAAGGAAGAGGAACTAGATTAGAAGCAAAACACATGAAAAAAGAACTTGATGAAGCTTATGCTGCTCTAAGAACTATTAAAAATGAGCTTAATGAAGTTAATCTTTTAAATGCTAAATTACTTTACACTAACAAAATTTTCAAAGCACAAAATTTGACTGAACGTCAAAAAACAAAAGTATTAGAAGCTTTCGACCAAGCTACTAGCGTTAAGGAAACTAAATTAGTTTATGAAACTTTAATCACTAATATTAAACCCTCATCTGTTATTAAAAACAACATTAATGAGTCATTAATTAAAGGTGTTACTTCTAAACCAATGGTTAAACCTAGTAAGCAACCAATCGTTGAAACTGATAATCAAGTTGCAAGATGGCAAAAATTAGCCGGAATTATTAAATAAGAAAAACAAAAAACACAAAAAAACAAAACAATGTCACAAATACAACAACTTTTAGAAAGCTCAGCTGGTTCATGGAAGAACTTGCAGAGCGATGCATCCAGATTAGCCGGTAAATGGGCTAGAACTGGCTTATTAGAAGGTCTTAACGAGGTTGAGAAAAATAACATTTCTATGTTATTAGAAAACCAAGCTAAACAATTAGTAGTTGAAACCAACACAATTTCAACTAATTCAGGATATACCTCAGGTACCCAGGGTGAAAACTGGGCGGGTATTGCTCTTCCTTTAGTACGTAAAGTATTCGGAAATATCGTAGCTAAAGAATTCGTTTCTGTTCAACCAATGAATATGCCTTCAGGTCTAGTATTCTTCTTGGATTTCCAATATGGTAATTCTAAGAATCCTTTTACCGCTGGTGATTCTTTGTATGGTGATAGAAATGCATCTGGTCAATTCCCCTTCTCTACTCCTGCTGCTGAAGGTGGTTTATACAATCCTGCAAACAAATTCACTTACTCTACTAACCAAACTTCATCAGTTGTTTCAGCTGCTGTTACTTCAGGTTCAACCGTATGGCAAGAATTAAATTTTGATTCTACTTACTCAGCTTCAGCTGCTGCAGGTACAGTTAAAAAAGTAACTATTTCTTCTGCTAGAACCGTTTTAGCAAATTTTGATGCAGATGCAGTAAGAGGATTTACCTTACTTTCAGGATCAGCATTTACTGTAGATAAGTTGTTACCACAGTTTACTACTTACAACTACACAGCTAATACAATTGCTTTCTTCTTTACAGCATCTACCGCTGAAACGAATGGTACTGCAACTTCTGCTGGTTCAACTGTATTCTACAATAAATTAACCACTGATATTAACAGAGGTGATTTTGAAGATTCAGGTTCTTACTCAATTCCTAACGCTCAGAGTGCTACTACTATTATCATTCCTGAACTTAACGTTAAGATGCAGTCTCAAGCTATTACAGCTAAGACTAAGAAATTGAAAGCTAGCTGGACTCCAGAATTTGCTCAAGATTTGGCCGCTTACCAGAACATCGATGCTGAAGCTGAATTGACTAACATGATGAGTGAGTACATTTCAATGGAAATTGATATGGAAATCTTGGAAATGTTGATCGAAGATGCTGCTGCTGGAACTGAATACTGGTCTGCTGTAAACAACGTAACTATCTCTACTGAAGGTACTTTCGGTAATGCTGGTTTCTACAATACTCAAGGACAATGGTTCCAAACTTTGGGAACTAAAGTTCAGAAATTGAGCAACAAGATTCACCAATTGACTCTTAGAGGTGGTGCTAACTTCATCGTAACTTCTCCAACAGTTGCAACTATCTTGGAATCAATCCCTGGATTTGCTTCTAACAACAACGGAGATTCTGCTCAAATGGAATATGCATTTGGTGTACAGAAAGTAGGTACTATCAACAACCGTTACAAAGTTTACAAGAATCCTTACATGACCGAAAACTTGATGTTATTGGGTTATAGAGGTTCTCAATTCTTGGAAACTGGTGCTGTATTTGCTCCTTACATTCCTTTGATCATGACTCCTCTTGTATACGATCCCGAAACCTTCACTCCAAAGAAAGGTTTGATGACTCGTTATGCAAAGAAGATGATTCGCCCGGAATTCTATGCGAAAATTTATGTTAGTGGTTTGAACACTATCTAATATAGATTTTTTTCTATAAAGAAGCCCCGAGAAATCGGGGCTTTTTTTTACTAGTATAGGCCTATATAATATGTATAGGTAACACAAGTTATATAAATAAAGTATTATGAAAGAAACACCAAGTAAGTTACCTATTCAAAGTTACGTAATGAACTTCCCCTTTTCCCTATCTACTTCTGATCCTAATAACATTTGGATGCAAGAATTAACAGATGATGAACTTTTAGTTAACCGTCCTAAAGCCTATAAACAGTTTATGGATTTATATCAGTTTATGGCTGGTGGTTCTTTAGTTTACCTATTACCATCCGAAGGTAATTTCCAAGACCAGGTTTATGTTGCCAATTTAGGTATTCATTTACCTCATATCAAGAACACTAATCAGATTTTACTATCAAACTTTTCCTCCGACCCTCGTAAAGGTGAGGAATTAGTTGGAGAGAAATTTTTTAATCAAATGGGTTATAAAACCACTATTTCCCCTTATAAATGGGAAGGTGAGGCTGATTTAAAATATCTTTATGGTAACAAATACATTGGTGGTTATGGTATCCGTTCTAACATCAAAACTTATGAGTGGATGGAAGAAAATTATAACATGGATATTATTAAGGTAGCTATGGTTGATGAGTATTTATATCATTTGGATTGTTCTATTTTCCCATTAAATACAGACCAAACAATAATTTGTACTGAATTATTTGATGAAGATGAGATTGTCGAAATTGAAAAACATACAGAGATTATTGATATATCAGCCGATGATGCCCTAGGTGGTTTAACTAATTCCGTTAAATATGGTAATATGATATTATGTGCATCCAATATTTCGGAATTAAAGAAAACACACGAATATTATGATGCCGAAAAACATAAGTTAGAAACATTAGAAAAAATATGTTCAAATGCTGGAATGGAACCAGTTGTATTTAACTTATCAGAATTTATGAAATCAGGTGCTATGTTATCTTGTATGGTTATGCATTTGAATAGAGTAGATCATAACAAAACTTTACTATAATGGCACAAACATTAGAAGAATGGTTAAATGGGGAAGTAAAACAACTCCAAAAACTTCCTGTAGGTGAATTATCTAATACATTTTTCTTTAGAGATCCAATCCGTCCTAATTTTATTGACCATGAATATTTTTACAGCCCAGCTGATGGAACTATTTTGTATCAAAGATTTATTAAAGACCCTACAGAACCAGTAGTTGAAATTAAGGGTATGAATTATACTCTTCAAGATGTAGTTGGTGATGATGAATACAATAAACCATCATTAGTTATCGGTATATTCATGTCGTTTTATGATGTTCACATCAATCGTATACCTTATGGAGGTATGCTTAAATATAAACCACTAGACGTGATAGAATCGATGAATAAACCCATGTTGGCGGTTGAAAAGGATATTTTAAGAAAAAAAATTAATCCTGCTAATATGGAGTATTTAAAGTACAATGAAAGAATGTGGAACCAAATTTATTCACCTTCTTTAGATTATACTTACTACCTAATTCAGATTGCCGATGAGGATGTAAATGTTATTTCTCACTTTACTAATGACCAAAACGATATTTTTGCTCAAAATGAACGTTTTTCTCAAATTCGCTGGGGTTCTCAAGTAGATCTTGTGTTACCTTTAGATGACAGATTCGATTTTAAACTTTGCCTGGATGATGCTATGCATGTTAATGCCGGTTTAGATCAATTAGTGCGTATTATAAACAAATAAAAACATATGACATCTTTACCACATACCGATGAGGTATACAAAGAAAAAAGAAAACCAAAAAACCCAATAAATTTTGGTATTCAACTTAATGATGAACAAAAAATAGCTAAAGCAGAAATTTTAAAGAATCATATTACCGCTATTAAAGGTAAAGCAGGTTC